CAAATAGATTGGCTTCATCTGCCAACATATTGTGACCCTTATTAATAAGGTCAGTTAGTATCGCATCGCTAATGGTGGATGTACTGGAGACACCAGTAATATTCCTGATTTCTGTCCGAATGTCCGAGAGTTGCATGAATTATCCTTTAAAAAGGGGCGGGAATGAACCCGCCCCAGTTAACTAACTAATCAGATTACAGATTAGTACGAGCAGTGATGTACTGAATAACAGCGTAATCCTTGCTGTCAAACGTACTCATAGCAGAACCATATATCTGACCTGCTGCAACACCAAGTTTGTTACCATAATCAAAGGTTTTTTCAACCCAGCTCATGTTATCAGACTTAGCATAACAAGCAGCACCAGCACCTAAAAAGAGATTTCTGGCTGCTGGTATTGCATCGCCAGCACCAAGATCATCAGCAGTAGTAATCCCTTCATGTTCATGCACGACAACACCGTCATATATGCCTAAAGCACCAGAGAAGATTGGATTATCTTCACCTCGTATTTGAGCATATTTTTGAGCGTTTAACCATTGAGTGTCATTCGCCAGATCATAAGCTGCTTCAGGGTGAAGGATAAGTATAAAATGGTCTTTCCCATTAACCCTGATAGGCTTCATCTTGTAACTTTTAGTAGTTCCAAGCATTGCCATCTTTTTTAGCTTAGATATGTCAGCAGCAGTTGCAAGATCAGCAGCCGCTAAATCGGCTTCTGGGTCAGTAGCAGCATACACAGATGCTGAAGCATCAGCTCTGAGATACGCACCTGCACCAGAAGTTTTTGTTAATGCACTAAAAAGCTGTGCATCGTGATCTTCAGCAAATACGCGCTTTAGTTGTGCAAGAGCTTCCTTACGGAAGTTGTAAAGCACCTTACTGTCATCGAACTTACCAGCATTGATCACACCGAAGCGTCTTTGTGCTGTGGTTACGGTGACTTCATTAGATGTAAGATTATCCTCATTACTTTCCAATGTACTGTCACCAGTTACTGCTGTTCCAGACAAACCTACCATACCAAAGGTCATATCTTTACCTTTGCCTTCTGGCATAGTTTTAGAACAGATCATTGATCCAAATGTATCCCCCATGAACTTCGAGAAATAAATCTCTTTTCCTACTTCATAAGCAAGTTGTTTCGCCCAACGGGAGACGTTTAAGCCTGTGTCCCAAGCCATAATTAACTCCTATTTAAGTTTAAGGAGAATCCTGCAAAGCCTTTTCACGGACATCTGGGGGTAACTTATTCCAGTCACCCTGCGAAATAGCATCAAAATCAATAGCGGATTTATTCCCACCAGTGGCATTTGAAAGTGTAGTTGGCACTTCATCAGCCTGGGTGAGTTTTTCCGTTACCTGCTTAACACCTTCCGTCTTGGCTTTGGATTTCTCCTGTTCAAGTGTCATAAGCGTGTACGCATCTTCAATTAGTGCGACCCCACGCTCATCTCCGTATTTTGCAATAGCAGTCAAATCTTCATTGGACATATCAGGATGATTTTTAATAAAACTGTCAATCATACCCTGTTGAGCATCCTTCATCTTTTTCTCAGTGATCTCTCTTTCTTGGACTTTTCGCTCACTTGCGAATTTATCTTCTATTTGTTTAGAGATGTGTGGTAAGATGGTTTTCAGATCATAAGGGTCATATTCTGGCAGTTCTGGTTCTACTTCTTTCGGAGTAGTATTCAGCCTGACTTCATCAATAGACTTACGCAGTTCACCAAGTTCGTTGGTCTGCCGTCCATTAAGTTCCTGTAGATTCTTGTAAGACTTATCCGTATTAGACGCATATTCTACCAGTTCGTCAATAGAGTTAAACTCTTGTTCACCAACTTTATAGCTTTGTGTTTCTTCAACAGGTGTCTCTTCTGCTTGTTGCTCACTTACATCAGACTCAGGGGTAACTGTATCAGCAGTGCCGTCCAGTTCCTTAGCTTCGTCAATGTAACTTGTTTGTTCTTCCATTGTACCTTATCCTTTATTTAGGGGGTTAGCTATTCAACTCACGATTTGCCCGCTTGCCCATTATTTCGTAAGGGCTGCATTTGCTGCGCTTGCATTTGTGCGGATCGTTCTTGTTCAAATTTTTCAAGTATCTCTCTTCCAGCATCCATGTCGGATAGCTCTACATAAAGCGGGAAAAGACTTGCAAATCCATTCCTGACAAGTTCACCCACCTGCTGCGCCTTAGCAGCTTTCATTGTTGGTGAGTTTTCGCCCTTATCAAGAACAATATCAAATTCAAATTTTTCAAAGTTGGTTAAGAAACGCTGTATAGTTTCATTAATAACCATTGCTTCTTCTGGTGACTCAGCCTTTTCTGTCTCAGCACCAATAATTCTTTTAATCTTATCTGGCGTATAAAACTGCTGCATATTCTGTATCGCCTGTGTCAGTACAGCAGATTTTGTCATATCAAGGTTTTCCATCTGTTCCTGTAAGGTCATCATACCTTGTCTGATCCTTGTCTGAGCTGCAATACCACTCTCTTTAGTTGATGTAGCAACACCCATCATAGGATCAGTAGCACCACTAATCTCCTTCGCATCCATTTCTGCCTTAGTTTCCATTGCAGCAATACTGCTCACTAAAGATAAGTGTGAATTACTCCACTGCTGCATAAAATCAGATATTCTACCCTTAAATCCAGGGATGTTAACCCATCGTCCTGTGGTAGATGCTTCATTCATTTCTTCCTGAGAAACTTTGTTCCCAGCAAAAACTCCACCACCACGCGGAGAACGATTAATAATATCAAGCATCTGACTTCTACGCTTATCCTTTTCTCTCTGCGGATCTTTCATGTTTTCCACTAAGCCAAATGTTTCCACTGTGTCACCCATATCTTCAAAGTGATAGAAATAAGGAACTAAGGGGAATTGATTGTGCATATAAGGGTTTGGCTTCTTCTCCTGCAAAATGTGCATACCTGCGGTAATAGTGAGACAGGTCTTTGGTGCTACCCTACTGATAACACCGAAGTCAGTCTGGGGTTGACCTTCAATACCAGCTTCGATTGCTTTTAATTCCACAATCTGCCTTCCAGCAGCACTCTTAGATTTAAACCCGTTAGGCGATATGCGACCAGTAGCCTTATTAATAATATAATGCTCACGCTCATAATAGCGATTCCACATTTCCACAACGCGAACCTTCCTGTGAGACTCATCTAAGTGATGTGCGGGACTAATCTCTTCTGCATTATTATAGAAAGACCCAATCTCCTGATTAACGCCTTCAGGCATGGTAATTAATTCGTTAACAGATGTTAAATCCTTCGCTGTGTCTGGAAACATCTTCTTTAACTGGTTAAGGGTCAGATACTTACTTCTTGCTAAATAATTCCAATCCCGCGTATCCTGAGTCTTAGCTTCTGGATCAATATGCACATTCGCCCAAGATTCCCGCTTAATCTTTACTTCACCATCATAAAATTTCCCTGGCTCTACACATACATCTACCCAACCCCTGCCAGTAATAACACCATCCTTAAAAACACGACTAAATAAGTTTTGCAGTTTACGGTTACGATCTAAATGATATAATAATGCAGTAGAAAGCATAGCTTCATTCTCATCATCAGATTCTACTGGTCTTGCCTTCCAAGATGAACGCCCCTGTCTCTCTACACCAGTAACCAGATTCACTTTAGGTAGAATTATATTTAACTGTAAGGGCGGTCTGCCTTCTGCACGCAATTTCTGTAAATCCGAATCTTCCCACTGACCAGTCCCAAAACTACCTGTATAAAATCTCATAGACTCTTCCGCAGACTTAAACCAGTCGGAGTCATTCATTACCATTGCTTCAAATACTTCGTGAATCTCTTTTATATTCATGCACTCATCCAACTATTGCGTTTAGGTTTAAAAAGTCCCCATAGTCCGTAGTCATCACTCTTTTCAGTAGGATTATCACTATCTTCAACATAATGAACTAAATATCTTAAACAGTCCATTGCGTGATCGTTCTTTTTAACAGGTTCTTCAGGTAAATTCTTAGATTCAAAGCCGTGCTTGAGTTCTTTCCATTTATAATCAACGATTTCTTCTATTAAAGGTTTCATATTTAATTTGTTAAAAAACAACAACTTAGAGCGCATATTCTCATCCAATTTCAAATAAGTAGAAACTCTTTCAAACCCAGCACGCTTATCATTCCGCGCTTTTTCCCATTCAATGCCATATTCATACCACTCATCTGCAACACTATTTCCATCACGCTCTGTTCGCACAATAGAAGGATCAGCAAGGAAAGTATAATTCACATTTCGCTTTAATCTTCTCTCCACCTTTGGCACTAACATCTCTATCGTGTGTTCACTCACATAGATTAAATCATATATATAAATCGTACCTTCTTCATCCGCTGCTGCAAATAAAATGGAACTCGGATTTCTGTAACCATAGTCATATACCACATAATGATTCCACCAATCAGGAATCTCAAAAGGCTTCACCACATGAGTCTCTTCCTTGAACTCTGGATAAACCAACCCCGCGAAATCATCCCAACTACAGTAAACATAACGGTTAACCCATTGATCTGGCATAGATAATAGATGCTTTACATAATCTGCTGGTAAATGGGGGTTATCCGAGTGTAACTGCACTTCTGCATCAGTTTCTGGCGGGTCAAATCCAGGTTGCCAGGTCATAGTCTCAATTAACCTGTAACCACCTCTCTCCTTATTCTGCTTTTCCTTATCCTTCTTCCACCTTTTCCATACCCAATCATGCCCAGCAGGGTTACAAGTATGAAAACTACAACGCATGGCGTTCTTCCTACGCATCTGACCCGCTGCTGCTATAAATGTCTGCTCACTCATCTCTTCTATCTGATCGAAAGCAAACCAACCCAGATTCATTGACTTAATACGCTGTATAGAGTCCCTGGAGTCATCTAACGCCATGTAAACAATCTTAGACCTGTTCTTAAAGATAATTTCTCGGTCTTGGGCGCGATGCTTCTGTATAAAACCCTGACCAAGATCGAGCAACTGGATTAATGTGGACTTCTTGAAAGAATCCAACACCTTTCTACCCATTAAACCCATATTTCCCTGAAATCCCGCACTCTGATGGATAGCTTCCATACACATAGCTTCTGTCTTACCAGTACCCAACGAACCAGCCATTACCTGATGTTTACTCCATCCAGTAAACAAATGATACTCTTCCTGATGATCTAATGGCGCAGTTATATTCCCTTCACCATCCCTATAAGATATATTTACATCCACTAAGCCTGACTCTTATACCATAATTCCCAATCTAACGGGAGTTTACCGTTCTTATCCAATTCAAATAACTCTAACGCAAATGTTGTTGCCTCTTCAGCTAAAAGTGGCGATAAACCATACGATGTACGCAAAAACATAGAATATATGTCCCTGGGGGTCATGTAAACATTGCTTTTTATCGCGTCACGCTCTAAGCGATTCAGTTTATCTTCATCTTTTTTAATACGGCTGCCCTATCCTTTGGAGAAGTTCCCGAAACCACTACATTCACCTGCGTATTCTGTTGACCAACCCGATCACGGTATTTGGCGGGGTTATGCGCCTTTAACTGGAAAATACGCTCAGTTACATTCCCAGGCTTGCCCGCCTGAGTGTAAGAGAGCTTTTCAAGTTCATCCAAGCGTTCAGTCATGAATCCATCTTGTATTGCTTTGACCGCCTGCTGAAATGCAGGGTCTGCTTTCATTGCGAACCTAACTGACGCTGGGAAATAACCCATCTCCTTAGCTGCGGGAGTGATAAAACCGTTGTTGGCAACCAAATATGTCAAAAACTTGTTCTTCTTTGCAGTAAACCGAGTCTTTAAGCCAGTCTCCTCTTGATATTCTTTCAGGAAAGAACCCAGATATGGATTGTCCTGTACGTTTTTCGTAGCCTGCTTAATAACTTCGGTCTTTGTTTTCTTTGCTTTTGGCATGTAAGTGTAACGAAAATATACACTTAGAGTTCCGATGAGTTCAACGCCACAACAAAAAAAAAGTCTTTTTGGTCATAAAATATGTCTGGGGTACATAATACACCCCATGCCCATCTGCCGAAGCGTGTATGGGGGGGGGGTGGTTGGCTCGTCACTCTCTCGATCTCGTCACTCCTTATATTATGCGCCACGTTTTCCATTCTAATTAATGCCCCGTAAGTATAATAAAACCAGGTACTTACCATGCACGGATTAGA